GTGATAGCTGCTGTGAGAAAATCTGCAAATGAATCTTTGCCGACGCGCGAGTATGCACCTAATCCAATGAGCAACATGGTGACTTTCTTCTCCCGGTTAAATAGGACCAGTTTACGCCTTGCCATACCGCCTTGACTGTTGACGCGCTGACACTGTAGCGGGCAGCAATTTCGCGGCTTGTTGATTTTCCTTCAAGTGACAGAATTGTTAGTACCTGCGGCTCCGTGAGGATTGCACGGTGGTGCCGTTCACCCTTGTATTGCCGCCCCTTGGCTTGTCGATCCGCCATGTTGTCGTCATGCGTGCCGAGAAAGAAGTGGTGTGGATTCATACACAGAGGGTTATCACAGGTGTGGCACACCAACAATGCACCCGGCTGCTTTCCGTAGAAGTCTAGGTAGGCAATTCGTGTCGCTACGTAGCCAATGTCATTGACCCAGATTTCTGGGTAGCCTGACTCGCCAATCCCCGCTGTCCAAAGCCAACAATCCGCCGGACCTTGCTGGTCAACTTTCTCCCAGAGGTTGGTTCGTTGTTTTTGGGACAAACAAGGTGGCAAGGATTTCATTGGTTGACGCATTTATTCGCTTTCTTCTTGGTTTCAACGATGTCACCGTCGTATTCGTCCGCGAGCGCCAGAGCGTCTTCGGGGTAGTCCCCTTCGACTTCAGTGACTAGCTCCGCGTGCAACACAGAGCGGGAAAGGAAGCCGGTGGTGCGGTAGACTTGAAGCGTCATGCGTCACCCCTTTCAGCCGCCTTTTCAGCCTTGGGCTTCCATGTAAGTTTGCTGACTATCCGCTTGTTTCCGGTGCCGGCGATCAGTGGATACGTGGTGGCTAATTCGCTTCGGACGTGGTTCTTTGGCCAGTTGTGCTTGTCGTTTGCCGCCACCTGCTCGTAGAAGCGGATGTAGAAGTCCTTGAACGCGATGTCGCGTGCGGCTGGAAGCACGTTGCAATACTCATCAATGAACACGTCCAACGTGCTGCGATTGTCGTCTTCGGCCTCTTGCTTGCTGGCAGTTGCGATTACCGGAATGCGTAATCGGTCCATCATTGGCGGCAATTCTAAACGCATGACGGTGTGGAGGAAATGCGGGGCTTCCTTTTCCAACGCCTCTTCCATGATGGGCTTGGCGATGATTTGCTCCACGAGCAGATCGGGTACTCGAATCACGACAATGCGCGTGTCGCCCTTGAATACAGGACAGTGCCTTTGATTGTTGGCTGTCTGGACCCAATGCGTCGAGTTGGGTTGCTCGTAGGTGTCGTGCCGCATCTTGCGGATCGGGATGGTGCGGCCTGTAACCCACGCCTTGATCTTGGCGGTGGCTTCGGGAAACTTGGAGATGTCTTTTTCTTCGACGGCGCAGATGATTGCACCAGCCAGTTCGCCGTTGAAGTCGGTGCGGCCGAGAGCGTGGTCAGCTTGAACGACACCTTTGGTGACGAGCAATTTCAGGCTCTCGAAGAAGATCGACTTGCCGCAGTTCTCGGTGCCGAACAGGAACAAGTAGGGTGTCGGCTGGAACGGGCAGCGGAAGGCACAGGCGGTCCAAGCCCGCAAGTAGTCGGCCCCTGTTCGGATGCCGCAGCGCTGCGCCCAAGCCAAGTCTTTCAGGGCAGGCGTCAACTCGGTCCCGATATGGTTGTAGATCATGTCCCAGTGCGGGTGGAACGGCGCTTCATCATCCAATAGCTCGGCGGGCTTGAACTTGAATTGGGCAGCATCGCGGTTCCACTGGCGGTCGCCGGGGTACTCTTCGCGGAAGGGCAGGTTCACCAGCCGCCAGCCCTGAATGATCGCCCCGCCCATGATGGCCTCGGCGTCGGTCTTGACGCGGCCAAGGTTCTGCAAGACCATCTTCACATTCCCCGTAGGCTGATGGACCCATTCTGCCCCTTTCTTCGTAACCCAACCTGCGTGCTCCTTAGTGGCCGATTCCAGGCAGCGGATGATCTTGTCGTATTCGGCGGCTGTCTCTTCGGTTTCGTCCGTGGTGTCGGTCTGAGTGTCGAAGATGCGGACCCACTTCCCCTTCTTGTCGAGCCAGCCGCGGAGGACTGTTACGTCGCTTTTCTTCTTTTCCACCTGCACCATCAGCCGGCCGTCCTTGTGGGCCTTCAGGGTGATTTTGTGGCCCTCGGCGTAGTCCGGGTCCAGATCGAGCTTCTGGCCGATGGCATCAGCGGCCTTGCCCGCCTCGGCGGCGTTGGTGAAGACGAAGCCGTCCACATCCTCAATGCCGCCGTGCTGCTTGGCGGCGGATGCCAGATCGGGATAACGATTGAAGTAGCAGGTGGTCCAGCCGTCGTCGCTCTGTGTCCAGGTGTCGGCCTCGTTGATCCCAGGGGAGAAGCGGAAGACCCGCCAGCCGCCATTGGGCAGTGGGAAGAGGAAAGCGTTGGGGGAGCCAGGGTCTTTTCCCTCGCTGATCGTCTTGAAGACGCCTTTGATTTGCAACTCCTCCATGATCTTTTGCAGCGCGCAGGTGTGCGTCTGCAATAGGTGGTGGTCAGCAACCCAGAGGGTGGTGTAGCCGCTGCGCATCAGAGCTTCGATCTGGGCCTTGTGGCTGTCGTCCAGGGCGATGATCTTGCGGCTGGACGCCAGGGCCTCGAAGTCGTCTTGCTTGTCGTCGGTGATCTCGTTGATGCGGACCTTGTTGCGGCGGCCCTTGACCACTTCGATGTGATCGCGCCAGTTCTCGGGCAGATCGGTCACACCCAGCTTCTTCGTGGCCGGCTTGATGATTTCCAGGCCGTGGTTTTCCGGCGTCATTTTCCGGTGATACACCCACATGACGTGTCCAGCCGCGTCGATCTGGCTGGCGAAGTCGAAGCCGGTGTCGGCAGACATCATGCCCAGAACGCAACGGGCCAGTGCAGCGTGCTCAACGTGGTTGTCAGTGGGGACGCCGGCATCATCGAGATAGCAATATAGATGGATTCCTGCGCCGCCCGTGCTGCGGCGGACTTCCACGTAGGGTAGGGCGCAGGCCGCCGTCTTGACTTTCTCCAACTCCTCATCCGTGACGCCGATGCCCTTTGCATGGACTGTGATGGAGTCATAATCGAAACCGAACCACAGGGAACGCCGATCGCGCCATCGCCATCCCGTCATTCCTATTCCTTCGACGTGTAGGTCGAGCGGGAAGCTGAGGTTGTAATCGTGGAAGGATGGGTCCGTGGCAGCGTTCTTCGGGCAACGGATTGCGTGCCACGAGTCGATGCCGTCTGACCAAGTGGAGCGCTTGCCCGCGACCGGCTCGCCGTTCCCGGGGGCCACGTTCACTTGCGTTTCATAGTCAATGGACCACCGATCAATCAAGTCTTGGTTGGCCGGCGTCTTGCGGGCTTGCAGGAACTTGTAGATGGCTTCAGATACTTTGATGCTCATGTATTCTCTCTATGCAACGTGCTTCCAGTGTTCATGGCAGCGGATGAATCCGATGCAACGGCGGGAGACGCCGAATTGGGCGGCGATTGTCTCATGTGTGCCTGTTGCCGCACGGATTGTGCGGACTTGATCTTCAGTCAGCTTTGCTTGCGGATTCAATACACCTGGTCTGCTCGCGCCGGGTCGTGGTCGATCCTTTGTTGACCGGCCTTTACGCACCATGTCTCGGCTGTTCTCGGCGTGTGTGCCCAAGAAGAGATGTTGTGGATTGCAGCAACTTGGGTTGTCGCAGGTGTGGCACACGTAAAGGCCGCCTGGCGCGTGGCAATGGCCGAGGGTGTAGGCAACGCGGTGTGCAGAAAAGTAGTGCTTTTGGACCCAGAGGCTGCCATAACCAGATGGACGCTGAGCGCCTTGCCACTCCCAGCAGTCGTCCGGGCCGCGTCGGTCCACCTTGGACCAGAAGCGAGCCGCTTCTTCCGCAGTAAGCGTCGGGATTGGTTTCGTCTTGGTCATATAGCGTGTAAACGCGCTTGGTCTAGTGTGACTGGGGCAACAGTCGCTCTCCGCAATAGACCTAATGAAAAATCTGATGTTTTATTCAGTTTTTCTTGAATAGAATGCTCGGTTTTTCATTAGGTCTATTGCGGAGGGATAGATGCAAGACATCAAAGACGAAACGCGCGAGATTCCAACGGATCAGATCGTCGAGCCCTGGGTGATCCTGCGGGTCGTCAATCGTTCCACGGTCGAGTACCTGGAACTGCGGGACTCCATCGCGGAAAAGGGCTTCTTTAACTCCCTCTGTGTGCGCCCGTCAAAGCGAAAGCCGGGCAAGTATGAGGTTGTGGACGGTCTCTACCGCTACACGGTCGGCTGCGAATTACGGCTGCTTACGCTGCCGTGCATCGTGAAGCACAACCTCACAGATGACGACGTACTGACGGCTCAGATACAGGCCAATGCGTTGCGGCTGGAGACGACGCCGGTGGAGTACGCGCGCCAGCTTCGCAAGATCATGGCTGCCACGGACAGTGTGAACGGGGATGGCATGAACGGGGATGGCATGACGATGGTTGAACTGAGCACCCGGATTCACAAGAACCCGGAGTGGATCGGCCGTCAACTGGCGCTCTTGGACCTTATCAAGGTGGCCCAGATCGCGGTGGACCGCGGGGAGATTCCCCTGGCGTCCGCCTACGCCTTGGCGCGTGCGCCACGGAACCGGCAGGGACTCTATCTGGAAGCGGCAAAGACGATGCCCATACGGGAGTTCTTGCCGATCATCGGTGCCTTTGTCAAGCAGCACCGCGAGAACATCAACAAAGGTAAGTGGGACGATTTTGAGGCTGAGTTTCAGCCAGTATCCCATCTCCGCAATCTCAAGGAAGTGCTCGCGGAGTACCGGGAACATCGAGTTGGCAGCCTCTTCCTGGCGTCACTGGGCTGCGAGACTCCGGTGGATGCGTGGTATCTCGCCCTGCAATGGGCCTTGCACCTGGATGAGGCGAGCGTCAATGAACAGCGCGAGCGCGTCTTGCAGCGGCAGCAGCGAGCAGTCGTAGAAAGAGAAGAAAAGGACGGGGAGGAAGAGCCATGACGTGAAACCAGAGCGACGGAGCGCTGACAACCTGAACGACAAAACGACAACCTGAACGGCAACTTGAACGGCAAACGACAAACGAAACCCTGTAACAGAGAGACAACAATGAGCGAAAACACTGCAATGGTCCCCGTGAACCTTGGCCAGCTTCCCTCCACCCAGATCGGCGGCGACGATCTCTACAACGAACTGGCGAAGGGCGGCGACTACCTTGGCCGGATGCAACTCTACACCAAGGGCAAGGCCGTCAACGCCGAGTTGATCGCGCCGGGCCACTACGGTATCCCCGAGAGTGACACCGAGGTCGTTGACTTGGGCAAGTCGGTAGACTTGATTCCGCTGGCCCGCCGGCCCAAGGCCATCGACATGAGCGATAATGACGCAATCATCATTTCCTACGACATGGCATCCGACGAGTTCAAGCGAATTGCCGACAAGTCGGCTGAGTCGGACTCGCACTGCCAGTACGGCCCGTCCTTCCTCGTCTACGAGCGGGTGCAGGGCCGCTTCTTGGAGTTCTTCTGCGGCAACAAGAGCAATCGCATCGAAGCCAAGAAAATCTTTCCCTTCCTGCCGCTCTCGCAGGCCGACATCGACGCCAAAGCGGCGGCCGGCAACGACGTGAGCGGCCTGAAGCCGCACGGCCCGATCCCCGTCACCTTGAAGGTGAAGCTGGCCGAGAACAAGCGCGGCCAATGGCACGTTCCGGTCGTCGTGAAGTGCTCAGTATCTTTCGACAAGGTTCCGAGCATTGACGTGATCGTTAAGGAAATCCAGAAGTTCCTCACGGTCAAGGACAACGGTGTGGAGCGCGTCGAAGAGACTGCGCCGGCTCGCGCACGCTGATCGACTGCTAGCAAACGGATAGTAAACGGATTGGGCCTCTGCCAGTTGGCACGCTCACTCTCAATTCGTCTTTCGCTGCGGGCGGGTGTTAGCCCATAGGGCCATCCGCTCGCAGCCCTCTTTCGTATTCGGAATCTTGTACGGAATCCCGCATGAACCCAAGTGCCGTTCTCATTGCACAACCCGCCATCGACTTCCGCACGTTCATCGGCTTGACTCACAAGGTCATGGGCCGAAGTCCGGCTGAAGCATCCGATGCCACGCGCCGCGAGTTGTCCGATGCGGAGAAGTTCCTAAGCTGCCTTGCGTCCCTCCGGGACGCGAAGGCTGGCGTCGGGCTGTCACCGCATCTGCTCGCCCACGTCTCGTTCAGCGCCTTCATTGGTTCGGATGACCGGGACATGCTCGACATTCTTCAGTGCTGTGCCGGACTTCCGTTTGTAACGGCTGAAACGAGCGTGCGGGGGATGCAGATTGCAGTGGTTACGGGCACGTTGGCCCAATGGAAGGATGCCGTGGTGTCGGGCTGTCGGCGGGACGTATCGCCGCCCGTGCGGCACTGCTTCAACAAGCTGTACGGCCTGTTCACAGGTGTCGGCCTCAATGTCTGGGCCGACTTCAGCACGCGGACCACTTCGGACCAAACTTTCCTGCTTCTCGAAGATAAGCGCGGGAAATAACGCGATTTCTACTCCAAATTGTCCGCGTTTTCTTGATTCCACTGGTAGAGACACTTGCGACACTCTTGAGGATTGGCCACTGTGCAGCCGTACTACCAGATCGACAACATCAGCTTGTACCAGGGCAATTGCCTGGACGTGCTCCCGCAGACGTTGCCGAACACGGTGGATTTTGTGGTCACGGACCCGCCCTACGGCCTGTCCTTCATGGAGAAGAGTTGGGACCACGAGGTTCCTGGACCTGAGTATTGGAGGGCCGTTGCTCGCGTGTGCAAGCCCGGTGCTTTGATGCTTGCCTTTGGAGGCACGCGGACTTCCCACCGTCTCATCTGCGCGATTGAAGACGCCGGGTGGGAAATTCGGGACGACATTCTGCGGCTTTGTGCGCAGGATGCGCGGCTCTACGATTTCTGGGGTGCGCTGACACCTGAGCAGCGTAAGCAATTCGCCGAGTTAGTTGCTCCAGGACGGACGTTAGCGTGGCTATGCGGCCAAGGTTTCCCCAAGGCTGCCGATGTCGGCAAGATGATCGACAAGGCGAAAGGAGCCACGCCCGAGGCCGCCAAGTGGACCGGCTGGGCCAATGCTCTGAAACCTTGCTGGGAATCAATAACACTGGCGATGAAGCCGATGGACGGCACAATTGTTCACAACGCACTGACACATGGTGTGGCAGGCATGAACATCGACGCTTGCCGGATCGGTGAGAACCCTGGCTACAAGTACAATGCTGATCGCAACGGTACGACCTTCCACGGCAAGCAGGGCGAGCGAATCAAGCAGTCGGCCGCGAAGAAGGGTAGTCAGTTCATCGAATCGACTAAAGGCCGCTGGCCAGCGAATCTGTTGCTGGACGAAGAGGCTGCCGCTTTGCTCGATGCTCAGAGCGAGGACGCAGGCGGGGCTTCCCGATTTTTTTACACGGCGAAAGTCAGCAAGAAAGAGCGCGGCGAAGGCAACGATCATCCATGCGTTAAACCGCTGGCGCTCATGGAATATCTGCTGACACTGCTTTCGTCACCCACAGGCGGCGTTGTGCTAGACCCCTTTGCCGGCAGTGGTACCACGTTGTTGGCGGCCCGCCGCTTGGGCCGGACTTGCATCGGTATCGAACTGGAAGAGCACAACTGCGAGATCGCAAAAGCAAGAATCTCGCAAGCAGCACTCCAAATTCCTTCCTAGTTCTTGATTCAACTGATAGTGACTCCCCACGAGGTCGTCGATGTTAGACCAAATCAAACTGACCACGCGCACGTCAAGCGGCACGCTTACCCGCGTGGCGGCCACGGTCGAGTACAGGGCTGGTCGCATCTTCTTTCTCAAGTCGCCCTTCACTCTGAAGGACGAGATCAAGGCTATGAAGGGCTCGCGTTGGCATGGGTACGATGAGGAAGAACCCCGTAAAATCTGGTCGGTCGATGATTGCCAACGCAATCGGTTCCAGTTGGAATACCTCAAGGGTGAGGATGTCTATGCGTGGTTCGACCGGCCGCTTGTTCGGCACAAGTACCGCGAGTATCAGCGCGCCGGGAAGCCTGCCGAGGTCATGCCGCATCAATTCGATCTGGCGGATGCCGGCCTGACGTACCACTACCAAATCTTTGCGGCGGAAATGGGCACGGGCAAGGGTGGGCTGCCAAGTACGCGAGTGGCCACACCGACTGGGTGGATCACGCTGGGTGAAGTCTGCGTTGGTGATGCGGTTATCAACCCGGACGGCGGTGTCACGCGCGTAAGGGGCGTCTATCGCCGTGGCCGGATGGGGATGTTTCGTGTCACTTTTTCTGATGGTGCCACGACAGTGTGTAGCGGCGACCACTTGTGGAATGTCCGCTCCGCGTGTCAGAAGCATCGTGGGGAATCCTATCGGACGTTGCCCCTGCGTGAAATCGTGGCGCATGGCTTGTGCCGGGCGAACGGCAACGCGATGCACTACATACCAATGGTCGAGCCGGTGGAGTATGCAGCCCAGCCCCTGCTGGTCGATCCGTACCTTGCTGGGTACATCTTGGGCAACGGTGGTTTGACCGGCTACACCAATGTTATTTCAATCCCGGATCAGGAGACGGTAGATCGGCTAAATGCACTGATGACGCAGCCGCTTCTGGCGAAGAAAAACTCGGACTGCGATTACCACGTCAAGGACAAAACGGTCAATGCGTGGATTGTGGCTGACGACCTGCGTGGCAGACTGTCGCCGGAGAAGCATGTGCCCGCGCCGTTTCTCTACAACAACGTGGAAAACAGGGTCAAGCTGCTGCAAGGGCTGTGCGATTCAGATGGGTCGCCGTGTCACGCGGGCGGGGTTGAGTATTCTACAACTTCCCCCGACTTGAGGGACGCTTTTGTCACACTGGTCCAATCGCTCGGCGGCACCTGTGCAGTCGCCGAAAAGTACCCAACCTACACCTACAAGGGCGAACAGCACACGGGCCGCCTAGCCTTCCGCATCAACGCTTCGTTTCCGGCGAGTGTGCGGCCCTTTAGATTGGCTCGCAAAACCGATTTGTACGTCACCCCAACCAAGTATCAGCCGACTCGTGCCATTGTAGCTGTGGCGTCAATCGCTGACGCTGAGTGCATCTGCATCGAGGTGGAAGCCACTAATCAACTTTACGTGACGGATGAATACATTGTCACCCACAACACCCTGTCTGCTCAGATGGTCATGGAGGAGTCCGGCAAGCCGCTATGGTATTGGGCTGGGCCGAAAACCAGTCTGCCCAACATCAAGCGTGAGTTGAAGCTGTGGGGCTTTCCCAGCAGCATCCAAGTCGAGTTCTTCACGTATGAAGGGCTCGTGCGCGTGACGGACGAGTGGGACGGCTCGCAGCCCGTGCCGTTCGGCTTCATCGCTGACGAGTCAAGCCGCTGCAAGAATACCACGTCGCAGCGCTCACGGGCGTGCCAGAAACTTGCGGACCTGATTCGCACGACACATGGCCTCGAAAACGGCTACGTGCTGGAAATGTCCGGCACACCTTCGCCGAAGACGCCTGTTGACTGGTACAGCCAAGCCGAGATCGCGTGGCCGGGCTTCTTGAAAGAAGGCAGCCCAAAGGCAATGGAAGAACGGTTGGCCTTCATGGTGGAGGCTCAGTTCGATGCAGGGCCATTTAAGAAGCGCATCGGTTGGAAGGACGACGAGAAGAAGTGCGTGACGTGTGGGAAGACTCTCGATGAAGGGCCGCACGCTTTGGATGAGTGCGCCGATCCTGACACCTACCACGCCTACAAGCCTAGCAAGAATGAGGTGGCCTACCTCTACGAACGGCTCAAGGGGCTGGCGATTATCAAGCACAAGAAGGACTGTCTGACGCTGCCGGACAAACGGTATCGTCGGATTGTCTGCAAGCCGACGCCGAGCACCTTGCGTGTCGCGCAGTCGATTACTAATTCGGCACCGAATGCCATTACGGGCATGACATTGCTGCGGGAATTGAGCGACGGCTTCATATACCGCGAAGTGCAAGATGGTGTGTCGAAATGCACCCATTGCAAGGATGGGACTGGAGTGGAATGGTCGAGCCCGGATGAACCGGACAAGATTTACACTGATGTGTCCTTCTTGGACCCAGAACTTGTGGCGAAGTTGGTCAAGCAAAATGTTCTCTGCCCAGCGTGCGGCGGGGCACAGGAAGTCCCAAAGATCGTGCGGGTTGCCCGCGAATGTCCGACCCCGAAGGAAGCAGCATTGAAGATGTTGCTCGACGAGAACGAAGAGACAGGCCGGTTGGTTGTGTTTGCCGGCTTTACCGGCTCGGTGGATCGCATCGTCAAGTTGTGTCTCCGCGAGAAGTGGGACGTAGTGCGGTGCGACCAAGGCAACTTCCAAGTTTTCGCGGCCACTAGCGACAGCGTGGAAGGCCAGTTGGTGACAGGCGAAGAGCCACTGGACTATTGGGCCAACTTAGCGAATCACGGCAAGGTTGCTTTTGTGGCCAACCCCGAGTCGGGCGGCATGAGCCTGACGCTGGTGGAAGCCCGCATGGCGGTGTACTGGTCCAACTCCTGGAAGTCGGAGTATCGGATTCAGAGCGAGGACCGCATCCATCGGATTGGGGCCGATTTCAACAAGGGTTGCACCATCGTCGATCTGATTCATTTGCCGAGTGATGAGCGCGTTTTGCGCGTGCTTCGTGCAAATCGCAAGCTGGAACTTATGTCGATGGGTGAAATCATGGCCGGTGTGAACTGGGAGGACGCCAGTGAAGACGGCGACATGCTTGTTGAGGAGGCCGTCGCATGACCACACGGATCAAGTTGCGCGTCGTGCTTTACGGGGGTGTGTGGCGACACTGCCCCAGTGAAGCGGCTGTGCTTCGGCGGCTACAAACTACGCTGGGCGAAGGGTTTGAGCGTGTACAGTTTGTCACAGAGTCCGGCACGGACCCTGACGTGGCGTTGGAGGCGGAAGTGCTGGTGTTTTCGGTGCATCGCCACGGTGAGTATCTCCGTGATGCACTGGCGGAAGACCTGATTAGACACTTGGGGCCAGAGTACGACAGCATGGTGGAAGTGGAGGTACTAGACGACTAATCCGGTTCGTTCCCGCGGCGTTATTGACGTGTGAAACTACTACAACTCTTTGGAAGTCTTTTGGAGACCGCAGCAATGAAGTATCTGTCTGTTCTGTTTGTGTTGGCGCTGCTGTGCGCCCCTGTGGGTGCGGCCAGCGTGCCTGAGCTACTGCAAGACGTGAGTGTGACCATCAAGTCCGGCAACGCGCAAGGCTCCGGCAATATCGTCACCCGCAAGGTTGGTGAGGATACTATCTCGTTCATCTGGACTGCCGCGCATGTCGTTGACAATCTGCGCACCACGCGCACTGTGATTACGTCCGCGGGCGTCACAAAGACCTTGATCGAATACAAAGATGCCGAGATTGTTCAAGAGCGACAGCAAAAAGGGCGGCGTGTGGGGGAGGTCAAGTTTAGTTGCAAGATCATTAAAGTCAGTGATGCCGACTACGGTGAAGATTTGTGTCTGATGATGGTCCGCTGCAAGAATGCTTACCCGGTCAGCGTCAGCACGAAGTTTCAACTGGAAAAGGCATACATTCCGCCCATCGGCGTGGAACTGGCCCACTGTGGCAGTTTGCTCGGACAGTTCGGGGCCAACAGCTACACCACCGGCGTATTGAGCCAGACGGGTCGGCTTTTGCCGATGAAGGGTGCCAACGTCAAGGTTTTTGACCAGGTGACGGCGGTGTCGTTCCCCGGCAGTTCCGGTGGCGGCATGTACCTCAAGGCGGACGGCGTGTATGTCGGTATGTTGACTCAGGGTGTGATGCAAATGCAAGGGTTCAATTTCATCGTCCCCGTGCGCCGCATCCATGAGTTCGCTCAAGACGCCAAGATTGAATGGGCCATCGACCCTGACGTTCCGATGCCCACCCTGAAAGAGATCGAGGCCATTAACGTGGAAGACGCTGCGGTGATTTCGTCTGGCGGAAGCAGCCCGGACGCGCGTGACACGGCTAGGGCGATCTACAACGACGCCCGCAGTCTCGTCGAGCGATTCTACTGGGACCGCGCCCGCGTGGACCGCTTCTTCGGTCACGTGGCGAAGTAAGGCCGGGTTCAACGCTGGACGGTGGCCACTGGCCGCCGTCCGGCTCTCCTCTTCCTTTCAACATTCAACTGTAATCAGCGAAGACGGCATCATGAAACTCACCAAAGCACAAGCCACTGAGATCAAGCGAGCCATTACGGACTGCATCAGACAGCCGGACATCGCCAAGAAGTACGGGATCAGCCGGTCCACAGTGTCGGACATCGCCACGGGGCGTGTCCACAAGGATGTCGCATGGCCGGATGGACCGCCGGTGTCGAAGCGCGCGGGCGGCCAGCATAAAACAATCCCCGACTACGATCCAACCGACAAGAAAGTCTTGGAGTTGGAAGCTGAGATTGTGCATCTGACAGATGAGCGGAATCGTGAGCGGCAGAAGGTCAAGGCCGGCGCGAAGATCACTGGCCTGTTCAAGGCTATCACGGCGGAAATGGACACACGGATCAAGCCGTTTAAGGCTTTGCCGCCGGCGCTGGACTTTCGTCGCAAAGCACAGATTACGGAACACGTCGTCATGCACCTGAGCGACGGGCATCACGACCAGGTTGTGCGAGCAGAGGAAGTCGGCGGCCTGGAAAATTACAACTTTCCTGTCTCGTGCTGCCGTGCCGAGCGGTACGTGGATACGGTAATCGAATGGTGCCACGACACGCTGGCCCCGAATTTCGCCTTTCCTGTCTTGTGGGTACTCGCCTACGGCGACAATACCAGCGGCGAAATTCATCGGGCGTGCGAGCGGTCCTATTACCGCAACCAGTTCAAGAACTGCTTGGCTATTGGCCAGTTGCACGCTTTGATGTACCGCGACTTGGCCGCCCACTTCGAGCAGGTAAACGTCTTGTATCTGGCTGGCAACCACGGCCGCCGTACACCGAAGAAAGATTATCTGGGGGCTTGTGACAATTGGGATTTCCTCGTGGCCGAGATCGCTCGGCTGCATTGCCGAGGGATGGAGAATGTCAGTTTCTCCATTCCAGATGCGTGGAGTGCCAATATCAACATCAATGGCGTGGGCTTCAATGTTTCGCACGGTGACGACGTGCGGGGCAACGGGGGCATTCCCTGGTATGGCATGGTACGCCGGCAAAAGGGCTTGATCGCCTTGGGCGCTGCCGCCGGTGCCCAACGCTGCCGGTACTTCGTCTTAGGCCATCACCATGCAGCGAGTACGCTGGCGGACGTAGACGGCGAACTGCTGGTCAACGGATCGTGGGTCGGCACAGATGGTTTTGCTTACAACGCTTTGTCTGGCTACCGCGAACCGTCACAGTGGCTCCACGGTGTCAACCAAAAGCACGGCATCACATGGCGGATGAACTGCAAGTTGCGCCATGAGAACGAGAAGAATGGTCCTAAGCGTTATTGCATTGACGGTGGGCGGGATGTTGGTCCGTTGCCGAGATGAAGCGCATCCTTTTAACGCGGGGTAAGAAGGCCATAGTCAATGACAGGGATTATCGCTACTTGATGCAGTGGAAGTGGTATTACCTTCCGAGTCACCGGACTGGTTATGC